AACGCTGTTAACCCAACTGGGGCAGCAGGAGGTATTCTTGCACCAGAACAGGCTCGTCGCTTCATCGACTACGTGTGGGATGCAACAGTACTCGCCAAGGATGGTCGTAGAGTTACAATGAGAGCAAACACAATGGAAATCGAAAAGGTTAACGTTGGAGAGCGTGTCATTCGTGCAGCAGCGCAGGGTAGTCCAAACTACACAAACGCTGGTGCAACATTTACAAAGGTAGAACTTACTACAAAGAAGATTCGTCTTGATTGGGAAGTTTCTACAGAATCACTAGAAGACAATATTGAAGGTGGAGCACTTGAAGATCATCTAGTTCGCTTGATGACAAATGCATTCGCAAACGATATTGAAGACCTTGCCATTAATGGTGACGGTGCAACAGGTGATTTCCTTTCAATTATGCCAGGTTTCGTAAAGCAGACTACAGATTCTGTATACACAGGTGGACAGTATGTAAACGATGCTCATGAGTCAGTTGTTACTGTCTCAAACGATAACTGGACAACAACTGTCATGCAGAACATCGTTCTTGCAATGCCACGTAAGTATCGTGCAGTTAAGTCGAACCTAAAGTTCTACGCTGGTACAGATGCATTCCAGGGAATCGTTAGAAATAACGGTACCCTAGCAGATGCAATATCAGAGGCGTTCTCAGATCGCACTGGTAGCACACCTGCAAATCGTCAAGCATACCTTGATGGAAACGCACAGACAGTTGGTAATGCACGTACAACTCGTGTATTAGGAATTGATGTAATGGAAGTTCCTTACTACCCAGATGGTTTCGTCGACTTGACATTCCCATCAAACCGTGTATGGGGATTCCAGCGTGATATTACTGTAAACCGTGAATACAAGCCAAAGAAGGATACAATTGAATACACAGTATTCGTCCGCTTTGGTATTCAATGGGAAGAACTAGATGCAGTTGCTTATGCAGATGCAAACTCTACTTCTGAGTAATACTCATAAATAGTTGAATTGGGGGGGCGGTGTAACAACTGCCCCCCTTCTTCACATTCTGGTATAATAACTTAGGAGGATATGATGATTACAATTGAGGAATTAGTTACAAAAACAGTTTTTGAGTTAAAGTCCTATGCCAAAAAGAATAATATCGACCTATATGGGGCAACAACAAAAATGCAAATATTGGAAACAATAGGCAGTTTTATTCCAGATCCTAAAAAAGAAGTTATTGAGCCAAGCAAAACAAATGAAAAAATTGCAATATATTCAACTAAAAATTTACACTGGGTAAGGGTTGGCCAACTAACATTAGGTTATAATATTGTAACCAAAGAGGCATCAGAAAAATGGCTAACACGTAAGCAGGTCCGCCTTGCGACACCTGAAGAATTAGCGAATTATTACGGTAAATAATGCAAATACTTAGACTTCCCCCATATCCCCTGACTCTTTCTTATACAGTTCCAGATGCATCTACAGAGTATATTATTGTAATTGAGGACCTATTAGAACAGACAGAACTTGAGATTATTCGTGTTTCTAATGCTCAAAAGGTTTTAACCTATACACTTACTGGAACTTTTCTTGAATATGACAAGTCTTACCCCGTTACAATTTACGAAAGCATTACAGTATCTGGAGTTCAAGATATTCGTGGAGATATTGTTCTTCAGGACAATCTAGACATTGTACGACCATATGTAGATCCAGCAACACTTGGAACAACACCAACAGAAATTACAGAATATACAGAGTATGAAAACCTTGCAAGAGCAATAATTGATTCAGTTGTGGGTGGCTTTTATTATAAGAGAACCTACCTAGAAGTTGTTGGCCAAGGAACTGACTACATTCCGCTATGGGATAAAGTACATAAAATTTTAACGGTACACGAAAATGCAGAACTAGTATATGATTCATCAGAAGATCCAGCAGCATTAACTACATATAACTATTTAATAACAAAAGACAAGACTGCAATTACAAAGGATCCCGTAGAAACAGTAGATGCTTTAAACCGTGCAGAAAGAAAACCAGCAAGAATACCGCTAGGATACTCAGACTCAATTTCTTTATTTGATACAGAAGACAGTGGAAATGTTCAAACGGTTAGTGGTGGAGTTGCATTTTCTGAAGGAACAGACTATATTATTTTGTTAGAAACTGGATATAAGGTAGTGCCATATGATATTCAAGACGCAACAAAGATGCTTATTAATGACATTAAGTGTGGAAGACTTGACTACTATAAGAGATATGTAAAAGCATATAGCACAGAGCAGTTTAAGATTGAGTATGATAAGAGATTACTTGATGGAACTGGAAACATCCTAGTAGATAAAATTTTAAACAAGTACCTCAATAACATTGTCAAACCTGGGATTTTATAATGGAATCATGCGAAGATACAGACTTCATGTATCCCATGAAAGCAGATGTCTACTATCCAATAGTTGAGCAGGGCGCTTATGGAAACGTTACAAAAACTTGGATTTTTAATAAGACTGTTGTTTGTAACTTTTCTAAAGATGGCACTGTAGAAGAAGAAGTAAAGCCAAACGTAAACATAACATTAAAAAAGGTTTTAACGGGTAGAACAAAAAAAGATATTAGGATTTCACAAGAGAATAATGCTGACGCAATAACAAACGTAGTTATAACAAACATTAGAACAAGAACCGACGTTCCGCTTTATATAGAAACTTCTGGAATTCGTGCTGGTAAGTCAACAATATACGAGATAGAATCTCAGTCACCAATCATAGGCCCATTTGGAGATCCAGATTATTATGCTTTAGCAATACGCCGTTCAGAGAATCAGTCATCGGACATATAATGAGAGTATCTGTAGACACCAGACAATTTAAAAAAGACATGAACAATATTGTTGAATATTCTTTAGGATACCTAGACGGAGTAAAATCAGGTAAGTCAGTATTTTTTAAAAACCTTGGATTAAATATGAAAGAAGTTTTAGAAAAATATATTGACTCAAATGCAAGGGTAAACCCAAAAGCACTCCATCACATGTATGAGTGGTCTAAAACAGGAAGTCCAGATGCAAGACTATATGATATAGATTACACAGTTAGTAATTTGGGACTATCTTTTACAACAAATTTTAAACAATCTTTATCAATTAAGGATGGATCAAATGTACCATTTTACGACAAGGCAAAAATAATGGAGCAAGGAACATCAGTTGTAATTAGATCTAACCTGCTTGTTTTTGAAGAAGATGGTCAAACCATTTTTACTAAAAATAGCATTGTTGTTGATAATCCTGGAGGAGATGCAACAACTGGTGCTTTTGAAAAAACAATTGATTCTTTTTTTACAAAGTATTTTACTCAAGCATTTTTAAGATCAAGTGGAGTGGCCCAATATTTAGAAAACCCTGTTTTGTATAAAAGCAATATTGCATCAGGCAAAAAAATAGGAAGACTAAAAGGAGTAAGCGTGGGATATAAATGGATAACGAATGCGGGGCTAATAAATGGCTGATACAGATCTACTAAATACTCCATTAATTTGGATAAACAAATACCTACAAGCAAAAGTTATTGAACTTGCTGGTTTTGATAGACTTCCGTTTTTCCCATCAAGTCCAACAACTATTGACGAATTAACGGAAACCTGGCCAGACTCAGATGGCATTCTGTGTGTTTATGACAGACTTTCAAGAATGAATAAGGGTAAATTCCCACATATTAAAACAGAGCAAATACTATATTACTTTTATGCCACAGTAAATAATCCACCTATAAATATGATAAAAATACAAGAGGCTGTCTTGAGACTCTTAAATCGTGGGGATGAATCTGCAAAAGAAGTCAACAACTGGTGCTCTATACGCAGAGTTAACCTAGGAACAGAGGAGTCCCCTGATCTTATAAACAACATGTTCTATTTCCACACATTTAAAGTCTATCAACTAGAAGAGGCAAGAGACATTATTGACTTTGGCACAGCAAGAACCTATGGAGGAAACAAGATTATTATTGAATTTGACTATCATCAAATGCCAGCCCTTACAAGCAATACTTGGGCTCCAGAGTATCTAAGCCCAGGGGCAAGCAAAATAACCATATAAAAAAAGATGTTATAATTATGTCTGAGGAAACAAAAAACGCCAAAACAACTTAATATCTATTTTTAAGGAAGAGGTGAATAAATGGCATACACTCGTGGAACGTCAACCAACATTATCGTTGGTGCAGCAGCATTTTATGTTGCCGACACAACCCTGACTCCAGCATCGCTGGCGGCATTTGTGGGAAACGCATCGTTTAAGGACACTTTGTCTGTAAACGCTGATTATACAAACGTAGGCTACACAAGTAACGGATTAGAATTGCAGTTCCAACCAGACTTCGGTGAAGTTTCTGTGGACCAAGTTCTTGACGTTGCTAAACTTTACAAGCAAGGAATGCAAGTAAACATGGCAACTGCTTTTGCTGAGGCAACACTTGAGAATCTTCTCATTGCTCTAGCATTTAACGCAGACGAACTAACAGGAAACAAGACACAGTCTGCTGGGCTAGTTCTTGATCTTTCTGCAGGAGACATCGGCGAATGCCCTGTTGAGCGTGGACTTGTAGCGATTGGACCAGGTACAGGTGACTGTGCTAACTCTGATAACGTTGAGCGTGTTTATACAGCATACCGTGCTCTATCAATTGAGAACGTAACTGTATCTGCAAAGCGTGACGAGGCTTCAATGTTTGAAGTTTCATTCCGCTTGCTACCAGAAGATTCTTCTGGATCATATGGAAAGATCGTAGACCGTACTCATACTGCTACATCTAACTAATAATCTAGTTTAAGATTACAACTAGCCCACTTCCTTAATTGGAAGTGGGTTTTTTGTTTTATGGTAGAATTAAGTATAATGGCAACTAAAATATATAAAAATCAAACAATATTTTTATTTAATGGCAAAGAACTAGAAATCATACCATTAAAGATAAGATATCTTCGTGAATTTATGGAGGTATTTAAAAATATTAAACAGGCTAAAAATGATGATGAATCCATTGCTGTATTAGTAGAGTGTGTTCGTATATGCATGAAGCAGTATTGTCCAGAAATCTCATCTAGCACTGAAGACATAGAAGATAATTTTGATATGCCCACCATCTATAAAATACTAGACACCTCTGCTGGAATTAATATTAGTGCAAAATCAGAAGAGCCTGTAAAAAATCAAGCAGAAAAAAGTGGAGAAACTTGGGAAACTCTAGACTTAGCAAAACTTGAAGCAGAGGTTTTTTTGCTAGGTATCTGGAAAGACTACCAAGAACTAGAAACTTGCATGTCAATGCCAGAATTAATGGTAACCCTTGAAGTAGTTAGGGAACTAGATTACACAGAAAAGAAATTCTTGGCTGCTATTCAAGGCGTGGATTTAGACGGGGATAAAAACAAAGGTCAAAAAGAATGGGAAGATATGAAAGCAAGAGTATTCAGCGGAGGTCAAACAGGTGATAGTAATGACGTTTTGGCCTTGCAAGGAGTTAATGCCCAGAAAGCAGGGTTTGGAATTGGACAAGGTCTGGATTACGAAGACCTAAGAAATTAGCGTGTTTGTGCTATAATTGAGATAACTTATAGGAGGAACAAATGTCAACAACCGTACATGAGGCTGAAAAAGTCAAACTCATTGATGGAACAGAGATAACCGTTCGCCCCCTTAAGATCTCACTTCTTCGTCCTTTCATGAAGAAGTTTGAAGGGGTGGCAAAAGTTGCGGAAGATAACGAGAAGTCTATGACTCTTCTTGTTGAGTGCGTCCAGATTGCTATGCAGCAATACAAGCCAGAATTGGCTGGAGACGTAGCAAAGTTGGAAGATCTACTTGATTTACCAACAGTTTACAAAATTGTAGAAGCAGCATCAGGTATTAACCTGACAGCAGTTTCTGATATTCTGGCAAACTAGTCATATAGGCATACTAGAAGAGGTGTGAAGCGTGGCTGATGTCAATGCTAATATTGATATAAACATTGACTCGTCCAATGCGATATCGCAACTTAAGTCTTTACAAAGACAGATATCTCAGTTTCACACCTCTATTGCAAAATCTAGCGAGTCAGCGGCTCTGGCCCAAAGAGGTCTAGAAAAAAATCTACTTAATAGCATAAATTCTATTGGGTCTTTTTCTGCAGAATTACGCACAGTAAAAACATCCGCAGAGTCCTTTACCGCATCTCTTGAAGGAAATAAATTCTCAATGAGAGAATACTTCCGTTATGCGGGGGGATCAACTAAAACTTTTGGTAAATTATTTAGATCAGAATTTGACACAATTGGCAAGGTAGCAGAAGAGCGAGTAAAGAAACTACAAACCCAGTATATTAAAATGGGGCGTGATACTACTGGAGCAATGAAGGCAATTGCAGTAATGCCAAAATCTTTGGACATGTCAGATTACAATACAAAGATACAGGTAGCAGCACAAAAGCAGGCATTGTTTAATCAGTTAATGAAACAAGGTTCTACCAACCTATTAAACTTTGGTAAGAATACACAATGGGCAGGCCGCCAGTTAATGGTTGGTTTTACAATTCCTTTGACTATTCTTGGAAGCACTGCATCAAAAACATTTATGGAGATGGAAGCCCAGGCACTTAAATTTAAAAAGGTTTATGGAGATCTATTTACCCCACAAGAAGAAACTCAAGCAGCGTTAGATGGCATTACAGAACTTGGGCAGATGTTTACAAAGTATGGCGTGGCAGTATCTTCTACCGTTGGATTAGCAGCAGAAGCCGCTGCCGCTGGTTTCCAGGGATTAGACTTACAACGTCAAACAACAGAAGCAACAAGACTTTCTATCCTAGGTCAAATAGATAATGCCAAGGCCCTTGAAACAACCATATCACTTCAAAATGCATTTGGTATGTCTTCTGATAAACTTGCAGACTCAATTAACTTTCTTAACGCAGTAGAAAACCAGACAGTTGTATCCCTTGATGATATTACAACTGCAATTCCAAAGGTTGCTCCAGTTATTCAGCAACTTGGTGGAGACGTAAAAGATCTAACATTCTTTATTGCAGCAATGAAAGAAGGTGGAATTAATGCATCAGAAGGCGCTAACGCACTTAAGTCTGGCCTTGCAGCATTAATTAATCCAACTAGAAAAGCAAATGAAATGCTTTCTCAGTTTGGAATTAACGCTAAAGAGATTGTTGTAAAAAATAAGGGTGACCTAAAGACAACAGTTGTTGAATTTGCAACAGCATTAAATCAACTTGATCCACTCAATAGAGCACAGGCAATTGAGCAGATGTTTGGTAAGTTCCAGTTTGCTCGTTTATCAACACTGTTTGCAAACGTGGCTAAAGATGGAAACCAGGCCTCTCGTGTTCTTGATTTGGCAAACTCATCTGTAGAAGAACTTTCAGCCTTATCTGAAAGAGAATTAGGCATGACCGCTGAATCTTCAATGAACAAATTTAAAAAGGCTGTTGAGGATTTAAAGTTTGCTCTTATTCCAGTTGGCAAGGCATTCTTAGAAGCGGTAACCCCAATTGCAGAATTTGTTGGAAACATACTAAGTAAATTTAATGACTTGTCTGCTGGATCAAAAAAAGCAATCACACTTCTTGTTACAGTAATTGGTGGTTTAGGTCCAGTACTTCTTATGACATTTGGTTTGCTTGCAAATGGTGTTGCTAATATAATTAAACTATTCTTGACTCTTCGTCAAGGGTATCAAAGGTTAACTGGACAGTCTCAAGTACTTGGTGAACAAACCCAATACTTAACAATGGAGCAATTAGATGCTGCCGCCGTTGCTCACTCACTTGATCAGGCACATGCTAAATTAACCCAAAGATTTACTCTTGAAGCAGAGGCTTTAAATAAGTTAGTTATTGCTTATCAGTCTGCAGCAACAGCGGGACAAAGATTCGCAATGAACAACCCAGGCATGATGCTGCCACCTAGAGCCCCAAAGAAATTAGCAAGCGGTATTGTAAGTGTTCCAGGCAGCGGTAATAAAGATACAGTTCCTGCAATGCTTGCTCCAGGAGAAGCAGTTATCCCATCAAAATTTGCAAAGAAGTATGCTCCATTAATTCAGGGAATGGTTGCTGGAAATATACCTGGGTACATGGCTGGTAAAGACACAGCCTTTGCCCACGCACAAATGCCTTTTAGTCCAGGAAGCCAACAGTATCAAGAAGGTATTAAGATTGCTGGACTTGAAAAATTAGCAGCAGAATTTCCGCATTTTATTAAAGTAGTTTCAAATTTAGTTGCTGAACTTCCACAATCTTTAAACGTTGCAATGAAAAAGGGTGCAAGTGTTGGTGAATTCACAAAAGAATACGGTTCTCGTGAAGGTAAATTTACAACTGCTGCTCAATTAGGCGGACTTGATATTGGAAATACTGAAAACAAGAAAGCCCTTCAATTATTAGAAAATCAAATTGGAAAAGCAACAGTTCAACTTGCAGAGCAAAAGGCTGCAGGAGGAAAAGTTGTTGTATCAGACGAAATGTTTGCAGAGGCAACTCGCAGCGTTATTGATGAATATAAAAATGTTAAAGGTGCAGCAGGAAGAGCAGCCCAAGCATTAGATGCATCATCAAAACAAATTGGTCAAGTAAGAGTTAGTGCCAGAAAACAAGACCTTATTGAGAATTTAGCAAGTGGAAAATTCAAAAGAAGTAGAACTGGAAAACAAACACAAGATCAGATAATGTTTGGTGATGTAAATGTTGGAAGAGAAAGTTCAAGTAAGCCAGGTAATTTTTATTCTGGAAACCCAATTAGTCCTACTGGAAGTTATAAAGGTAAGAAAAAACAAGGAATTATTGTTGCAGCAAAACAAGACGCTAAGGCATATCAATCAGAAGTTGAAAAAAATACAACAGATATTTATCCTGCAACAAGAGAAAGAACTAGCCCACACAAACTTGCAGCACAAGACGGCAAAGATGATGCAAATGCCTATGAGAATGCAAAACAAACTGCAACCAAACAAAGACGACGCTCTGATAGACCACAGGGACCACCATCAATAGGCCTTGGAGCAATTGGACCTGGAGCAACAATTAGCCCAGCAGGATTACAGTCGGTTGTAAATGAAACAAGAGCAAGACAGACTGCTACAGAAAAACTTGGCAAACTTAATGGCGCAATCATGGGCGGTACCTTTGCATTAACATCCCTTGCCAGCGTGGGATCAATGGCTTCAGGACCACTAGGAGACTTATCTCAACAGGTAATGAAATACTCAGGATTATTATTTGGATTAATGTCTATAACTCAGTTGCTTACCCAAGCAAAGGTTACAGAATTAGTTGCAACAAGAGCAAGTGCTGCTGCTGGAATAATGCAAGGTCTTGATAAAGATGCTGCAGGAAAACAAATTGGCGCAAAAGTTTCTAGTTTGTTCACAAAAGGCGGAGGCCTTGCTGGATTTGGTAAAAACTTATTAACTGCTGGCAAATTTCTTTTAAGATTCCTTGGACCAATTGGGCTTGTAACAACAGGATTACTTGCTGCATATTCAGTTATTAAAATGGTAAATGCTGCTAGAGAACGTGAAAGATTAGCGATTGAAGGCCTTGGCGATGCCATGGCTACAACAACCTCTCAAGT